TATTAACCTTAAAAATGTCTAATTGACACAATAGTAGGGGGCAATAGCCCTCTACTTAAATTTGGAGAATTATAATGGCTTTTGCTACTAATGAAAATTTACAACAATATGCTCCTGAAGTTTTTGAACAAGGTGTTGATGACTGGAGTAATGAACTTGCTCTAGCAGAAACAGATGTGATAAACAGGATCAAAATTGATTATTGGAACAAATATGAAAGCCCTAGTTTATTCTCAACTTCAAAACTTACTGACTCACAGTGGACAAAATCAACAGTATACAAAGCCTTGTATGCTTATATTTTGCCTAAACTTTCAACTTTCAGACCAGAAGGTGATCCCTTCATGATGCAAATTACTTTTTACAAAGAAAGATTTGCTGAAGAATTGCATATGCAATATGGTGTTGGCATTGAATATGACCATAACAATGATGGTAGTATTGACCAAGCCAGTGAACGTGAAAGAGTTGAACTGAGGTTAACTAGGTAATGAGTAGAGAACTAATAGTTGAAGAGTTTGTAAAACAACTCAAAAACATGAAGGGTGACATCAAACTTGGTGTAGTTCAAAGAGATCCAATCATCATTTCTGAATTGCCTAAAACTGGCTTTCCAGCAGTTTATGTTGAAACTGTTGAAGAGGACAGAGAAAGAATAACAATGGGTGCAACAACCTTAATAAGGTCACTGATGCAATTATCCTGCGTTATTGTTGTAGGTGGTAAGGAACGTGATAGACAACGTAATATTGTTGTAGATGAGATTGAAGAGCATATTGCTAAAAATAAGACTCTAAATGGCAATGCAAAGGATTGTATTTTGACCAGAATAGAACTAGTAGAATTAGGTGAATCTGAACCTTATGCTAGTTGTAGGGCAATATTCAGTATTGATTATTGTTATAAAATATAAACTAAAGAGGTAATAACATGGCATGTTATACAGGTACAACAGGCGCACTAGAGTTTGGAACTCTTAGTTCTGAACTTGCAGTTGCTCAAGTGCAAAATTGGACTATTACGCATACTCAAGAGACATTAGACAACACAGTAATGGGAAACACATACAGAAGTTTCTGTGCAGGTCTAAGAACTTGGGAAGGTTCTGCAGAAGTTGTTTGGACTGCTGATGAAGATGACAACTCATCATTTGATGAGGTCTTCCAAATTGCAGATTCAGCAACTAGAAACACAGGACACCTAATTGCATACTGGGACAATACAGCAGGCAATGATGAACTAAAGTTGAGTGGTAATATTATCATCACAAGTATTGAATATGAAAATACTGTTGGTGAATTGAATATGGCTACTGTAAACTTTACAGGCACAGGTGCACTAACTGTAGATTCAACTACAGCAGCCTAACAAAAGAGGACAGGACAGTGTCAGAAGCAGATAAAACCATTAGGCAACTAAAGGCAGAAATTGACACTGACCTGTCCAAATTTGCTCAGCAGTATTTGAGTCAACTAAGGCAAACAACTCCAGTTTTGACTGGTAGGGCACGTCAAGGTTGGCAGAGCACATTTAGAAAGAAATTAGTAGGCAATGGTAAAGATATACCTATTGCTAGAAACAACGTACCATATATTGGTGTGTTAGACACAGGTTCTAGTAGACAAGCCCCCAATGGAATTGTTGAACCTGCTCTAAGAAAAACAAGGAAAAGATAATGAAAAATCCAGTATTACAAAAAGCAAGTGAGCATTTCAAAAACCAACTTAGTGGTGGTATGAAAAGCATTGAAGTCCCAGAATGGGAAACAACAATTTATTACAAACCAGTAGCAACCTTTGCAGAACAGCAAAGAGTTTTTGAATATCACAACAAAGGACAACTTGTAGAAGCCTTAATTGAAACACTTATTACTAGAGCAAAAGATGAAGAAGGCAAAAGCATGTTTGCAAGAGGTGAGTTTGCGTTCTTTATGCGTGAAGTTGACCCAAATGTCCTTACAAGAATTGTTACTGAAATGAATGCAACAACGCAGGAATCTGAGGCTAATCTGGGAAACTAACTGAGGACACAGATTTATTATTCCTATTCAGACTTGCAGAACAATTTGGACAAACAGTTGAATGGGTAATTCAAAATGTGTCCATATTAGAACTAAAAGGCTGGGCTAAATACTACACATATGTAGCACAGCAAAAAAAGCAACAAAGCGCCAGTAGGGGGAGACGCAGAAGGTAATGGCAGACTATAATATTAATATCACAGCCACTGATAATTCAAAATCAACTATTGATGGCGCAAATAAAAGCCTAGGTTTCTTAGGCGTTTCTGCTAATAAGGTTAAATTAGCATTAGGTGCAGCAGGTGCAGCCTTTGCAGCCTTTGGTGTAATAGGCAAAGTTACAGAAACAATTGACCAAATGGACAGCCTTGCAAAATCAGCAAGGATGGCAGGTGCAGCAGCAAGCAATGAAGCATTTGAAGGCTTTCAAGTCCTAAAACAAGCAATGAATGAGGCTGGTGTTGACGCTGGCACATTTGACAGGGCAATGTTGCAGACTACTAACAGACTGCAAAAAGGTGTTGAAGGACAAAAGTCATTTGCAGCCATCACTGATAAACTTGGTGATAGTATTAGAAACACAAATGGTGAACTAAAAGCAGGTCCTGAACTACTAAAAGAAATGATTAACGCCCTTAACAATGGCACAATCAGCACAGATGAATTTGCTAAAGTTGTTGGTGGTAGAGCAGGTCCAGTTATTCAAGCACAGTTTGGTAGCATCAATAAAACTGCTGAAGCATTAGATAAAACACTTCAAGATGTAAAAGCAAACTCCAATATTGTTAGTTTAGATGCTGCAGAAAACGCTGAAGTGTTTAATGATACAGTGGGTAGACTTAAAGAGGGTATGGGACAGTTAATGACTGATGCCATTACTCCATTACTGCCACACTTAGTTAGATTATCAGAAGACTTGTTAGCAAACATGCCTGCAATTGTGGCTAAAGTAACAGAAGCATTCAATACACTAAAACCTGTGTTTAGTTTAATTGGCACAGTACTAACAGACATTGTATTCCCAATTATGCAAAAAGTCTTTGAAGTATTAGGTTTCATAGCAGAAGCAATTACACCATTAGTTGACTCAGCCATACCTGCACTAAAACAAGCATTTGAAGCGTTACAAACAATTGTTTCAAGCATTGTTGAATTTTTCCAGGGCGTTGCAGATAGTTTGCAAGGCATATATGATAAAGCAATACAATTAAAAGATGGTGTTGTAGGCACATTTGACAAAATGGGTGACAGTATTAGTGAAAGTGCCAAAAACATGACAGAAGATGTTAAAGGCTTTTTTAGTGGTATGTATGAAAAAGTTGTTGGTGGATCTATTGTCCCTGACATGGTCAATGAAGTGCTAGAAGAATTCAAAAGAATGCAAACTGGCATGGTTGAAACAACAAAAGACGCAACATCACAAGCAAGTGATGGTATTCAAGACTTTGCAGACACACTTGTAAACGCATTAGATGATGGTAAACTTACATTATCAGACTTTGAAGGCTTCTTCAAGAAAACAATGACAAACATTTTAACTGAGGCACTAAGTTCAGGTGGTGGTATTTCAAATGCATTTGGTAGTATTTTTGGTAGCATTGGTGGTATGTTTGGTGGTGGAGGAGGCTTTGGTAGCATCTTTAGTGGCATTGGTGATTTCTTTGGTGGCTTCTTTGCAAATGGTGGATACCTTAGTGCAGGTAAAGTAGGTATTGTTGGTGAAAGTGGTCCTGAACTTATTAGTGGCCCTGCAAACATTACGCCAATGGATGAAGTAGGTGGCACAACACAAGTGGTATTCAACATTAACGCTATTGACACACAAACAGGAACACAGTTCTTGTTAGATAACAAAAAACAAATTGAAGGCATTATCCAAAATGCCTACACTAGAAGAGGAAAGCAAGGTATCTACTAATGGCATCACTAAAAGACTTATTCACGTATCCTAGCAACGCATCTAGTTATTATTTTAATCCTACATATCTTGCTGGAGCAATACAAGCCACACAAATTGAAAGTGGCACAAAATATATTATTAAAACAGTTGGCACAACTGACTTTACAACAGTAGGTGCAGCAAGTAACACTGTTGGATTAGAATTTACTGCAAGTGGAACACCAACTGGCACTGGGACTGTATGGATTCTTGCTAGTGGTATGTTTGCTAGAATGAACAAACTTAACACAGAATCAGATGGTTATGATTACAATGTAACATATTGGGGATCAACTGATGAAACAGAAATGGTTAGTGAAGTATCAAAATTCATTAACTATTATGACCAATTTCCTGGTGATTTAAGAAAACTTTCAATGTTTGACATTTATGAAAATCCACTTATTGTTTTTAACAAAGAAAGTTACAATCAACCAGTTACTAGTG